CTGAAAATTTCCCTTAACATGGCGATTAATGGGGGGGTATACATAAAAAAATATTTTTCACAATCACTTTAACTTAATAGCAAGCCATACGTGATAATCTCTCCCTTATCGTATAGAGCAGCAGGGAATCGAACCCTACACCACGTCAGTATACCTTATTACTCTAACCAGCTGTCTTGTATAGTTGTGCCAAGCTTAGCACTTCATCTGTGGACTATACACCACTAACACAACAAAGGGAGTCGCACCCTCATCTTCTCTTTGCAGAGCTGTAATACTATTATACTATGCTGTGTTATTATATGCTTTCAGCCTTCTATGACGTACTAACATATAATAAATAAAGGAGAACACGAGCAGCAGGAATCGAACCCACGTTTACCACTATACTATGCTCGCAATATGCAAAGGGCTGTTAGTTACTTGCACCCTCTGCTTGGCTGTCAACTCTATAACATTTAAGTACCCTCAATCAGTACACCTATTATTTTAATTCAATACGTTTAATACTCCAGCCACTACTAATAAGATAGATGTAAATATACTTAGTATAATAGCTAGATAGTCATGGCGATAATACCACTCTTTAAAGTTGGTAACTGAACCTACACCATATAAAATGCCAAGAATAATCAAGGCAATATTAATTACAATCATTATCTATTCTCCTGACTTTCTACATAGAGTAAGATACAGAACGCGTCTGCTTGGTCATCATTAATTTCTTCTTCTGGAACTATGTTATAGCTCTTGAGTATCTCAATGCTTTGTACTTTTCGCATTGCACTCTTACCTTTAATTAGATGATACCCACACCATTTACTGTTTGGAATATCAACATAGCCAATATTATGACGGTTACGCATGACTCCTAAGAATGAACCGTTAGCTCTAATTAATGAGATGTTACCCTTAGACTTGAACGTGATGATAGGCTCTTCGATATAAATAAAATAATCAAATAAATTATAATGCTCAATGATTTCCGTTATACCGTCAGCTATAATCTTGGCACGTTCCAAAGGGTCTTTGCTTTTACCACCTGCAATTGAACCGACTACATACTCATTTGTTAAAGGGTTACGAAACGCATAACCAGTATTAGAAGTGCTAAAGTCAATCGCTAATGCTTTGCTCATAAATCAGAACTCAATTCAATATAAAGTTCTTTGCTTAGTTCGCCAATATCAAATAAGTGTTTAACATAGTGTTCGTACTCAATCGGAGTTAATACTTCTTTTTGTGCTAAAACATGTTCTTTATTCATTTCTTTATTCTCCCTTAAAAATTAAAGCTGTATCAAGATTAATCAAACCACATTCAACAGCGTTAAGTAAGAACTCGTTAAAGTCAACTTCTGACATTGTTTCTTGCTTAAATAATAGCTGTTCTTCTGTCATTTGCTTTCCTCTCTCAACTTGATATATATATTATATCAAATGCCTTTTTTCACTTTTTTTATTGTGTTATTGTAATAATATCTATTTATTGACAAAACAATTATAAAGTGATATACTATAAAGCGAAGGAGAATAAATGAAAGTTGAACAAAAAATATATAAAGGCTGTTATTTAGTATCTAGTGACGGAAAAATAAAAAGAATCACTAAAAATGGAATTGTTATAGATAAAAAGCCAACTGTAACAAAACAAAACAATGGATATGTAAGAGTGACCATACACTATAAAAATGAATATTTACATAGAATTGTAGCAAGAGTTTTTTTAGGAGAAATAGACGGTTTTGATGTAAACCATATAGACGGTAATAAAGAAAACAATAATGTTAGTAATTTAGAAATAGTTACACATAAAGAGAGTGCAAGACGTAGAGACAAAAAACTAGGAGGTTCTTTATACGAAAGAACAAAACATAAAAGGAATAAAGAAAACAAATATAAATGGAATAATATATTTTTCAAAACTCAAAAAGAAATAGCAGAACACTTTGGAACAACACAATCAAATATATCTTATCACTTAAGAAATAATAGTAAATTAAAAGGAACAAAAATAGAAAAAATATAACTGCCACCTTAGTGGCTTTTTGTTTTACGCTTAACCGCAATTTGACTAGAAATGGCAGAATGTAAGTGCATTGAGTGTCCTGTTTGTAAAGTATGGTATCAGTAAGCGCAATTAGCTTATTGTTTGTAAGATTTCTAAAGGAATTCCGGAGTGTTTGATTTAATTTGATATTTTATAATGTCATACTTTTTTTTATGAAAAATGCAATATGTTAAAATATAAGTATCTAATATTTGACAAGTGAAAATGTCTATGTTATTATTATCTATGTAACTGAATATATAACCCATAGGCGGTTGAGGTACGAAAGTATAGCGATGTGATAAACATCAAAACGAGCTGAGTAAGCTATGAAGTCGAGAATACCTGATTACATAAACCCCATGTAACTCTATAAGAGATAAGTATTTAAGTTTAAGGTGTCTTAGTTTTATACTATTTGAAAGCCGTTGTTTGACTTACTTACTGAAATTGCAGCATTTGCTGACAGGTTGTGCTGATTAGTTTATGCCAATTCACAGCACGTAAAACTAAATGAGCGGAGTAATTACACTAAATTAGAGCTTACGACAAATAACAAATTAACTTTCAAGCAAGAATCTCTAGTAATTACTTGACGGGGGGAAAAACTTAATGTTTGACAAATATAAAAATAAGTGATAAGATATAAATATAATAAAGGAGAAACAAAAAATGAAATCTAAATGTACTAAGTGTCAGGAAATGAGAAAAGCTAGTGGTTTAAGTTATTTAAAGTGTCCTAAGTGCAAACAAGAAGCTAGAGATGAAAGAAAGAAAAACAAAAAGAAAAAAACTAAAAAAATTGTTTATAAAAGCGAAATGGCTAAAACTAATGATGAACTAAGAAAAATTTCTAAACGATTAAATCAAGATAGTATAAACAAATTCATAAAAGAAAGAAATGGAATTAAGGCTTGACTTTTCAAGTCTTTTTTGTTATTATATACTAAAGGAGAAATAAATGACTAACATATTTGATAAAGTACAGACAGCCAAGCACTTAAGAGAGCGTGAAGACTTAATAAATTTAAAAGATGACTGGCTTATTGATACGTTAATGCCTAGCTCACAAGCTGGAATATTAGTAGCACCATTTAAGTCTTTTAAAAGTTCTCTAGCAATGCACATGGCTTTAATGGTGTCGCAAGGGTTGCCTTTTTTTGGTTATGACACAAAGCGTAGTAAGACACTATACATCGACAATGAGGACACGGACAGAGAACTAAACAAAAGGCTTAGAAATAAAGACACTGCACCAGAAGACTTGCATTTCTTAACAGGTGGCGAGTTTATGCTTGATGATCCGCACCACATGAATTTATTATATGAGTACATCAAAGAAAATGATATAAAGTTCGTGATCTTAGACAACCTTATGACAATGCTAAGAGATGGCGATATTATCTACAGTAAAGACTTCGAGCCAATGCTTAGAAGAATTACACGCTTAAAGTTACTTTTTCAAGATGTAACATTTTTACTGGTAGCTCATGCAAACAAATCAGCTTATGCAAACTCAATGGACGATAAAGCCTACATGGTAAAGCCTAGTGACGCCTTAGGTGGTTCTACTCTTACAGCTTGGGCGGAGTTTATGTTAATGTTAAGTCCTAAACGTGGCAAGCATAACGACTTCTCTAAGCTATCAGTAAAAGCGCGTGGATATCAGTTTGATGATGATTTAAACTTTTCTTACGTTGATTCAGTGTTTACTTGCGTTAATAAATCGAAAAAAGAACCTGATAGCGAACTGGTAGAAGAAGTCAAACAGGAAACTCCAATCGAAACAACGAAAGAATCAGCACAGGCTTTCTTAGACTTAGCTAAAGAGCAAGGAAAGGTAACAGAAAATGAGTGACAAAAAATACGTTGTTTATTACCATGAAAAATTAAATGAATACTTCTATGACTATTGTTCAAGGTTTAACATGAATGAACAATATTCAAAACCTGTTTTATATAGTGATGACTTTGAATTAATGGAGAGAGCAAAAAATGAACTCAATGAACGACTACAAGAACAAAGCTATTAATTTGCATGCTGAAGTGTATGGCTGGTTATATCGTGCATTAGATGAAATGATAAAAGCAGAGTGGCATAATGATGAACTCTTCAAAGTCTGGCTTGGTCGTGCTGAATTTCTAGTCAGACAGTCTAAAAAATTGCATGCAGCTTGCGAAAATGATTATTCTAAACGTGCATTGATTAGGGCATTACAATTAAAATCAGAAATAAATAAAAAAATATCATCTAATGCTTTACAATAGTAAATAATTTTGATATAATAGTATATATAAAAATAAAGGAGAACTAATGATAACATCTTTTGAATCACTAGCTAAAAGGCGATTAATAACTCTCAATTATCATAAAAAGGACAGTCAGCAGTACATCAACAGCTTAAATTACTTTGAGTATGCTCGAATGTACTTCGAGAAAAATGGCTTTCCAGAAGATAACAGACGAGTTTATCAAAGTGGCAAACGAAAAGGTCAAAAGGTTGGCTGGTCTGATAAAGAGGAAAAGCAACAAAAAGACGATATTAGAAAGTTCATTTATGAAAAGCAACTACAAAAGTTTAAAAGCAGAAGAAAAAGCTAGTAAACATTATGCCAGAGGCGTCAGAAAGCTGTCTAAAGAGCTCGAAGAAATGAACGAGACAAAGTATAGGGCAGAACCTAACGAGTGCTTATATGGCTTAATAAATGACTTGTGGAACTATTGGGAAGACGGATATATTTTACCAATGCTTAAGTATAATATTGAAATTACAAGGCAAGGCGATGTATTCATTGTGGAAAGAGGAGAAAATGAGCGTATTTGAAAAATTAAGCGTCATTAATGTTAATGACAAAAAGAGCAAAAAGAATAATCTTGACTATCTATCTTGGGCGTTCGCTTGGGCAGAAGTAAAAAAAGTTTATCCTGAAGCTAACAGTAAAGTTTACGAAAATGAGCAAGGTTTAAACTACCACACAGACGGTCGTACAGCTTGGGTTAAGGTTGGAATGACTATTGAGGGTTTAGAGCATATCGAATACCTTCCTGTGATGGACTATCGTAACCAGTCAATTCCGCTTGAAAAAATTACTTCAATGGACGTGAATAAAGCCATTCAACGCGGACTAGTTAAAGCAATTGCTCGTCATGGTTTAGGGCTATACATCTACACAAACGAAGACCTTCCCGACTTGACAGAAGAACAGAAAGAACTGGAAGCTGAAAAGCAACGACTTAGAGAGATCCAGCCACTTATCAAACGAGCTGAACAGCTAGGATATCAAAATATTGACAGCTTGAAAAATAAGACTAAAAAAGAAATTACCGACATCATGACGATTTGGTTAGCACAGCAAGAAGCAGAAAAAGGAGAATAATTAAATGGCAATTATCACAGTTACAGCACAAGTAAACGAAAAAAATACACGTACAGTAAACACAGCAAAAGGCGACAAGAAAATCATTTCAGTCCCATTGTTTGAAAAAGAAAAAGGTTCTAGTGTAAAAGTTGCATACGGTTCAGCTTTCTTGCCTGACTTCATTCAATTAGGAGACATCGTAACGGTCAGCGGTCGTGTACAAGCTAAGGAATCAGGCGAATACGTAAATTACAACTTTGTTTTCCCCACAGTTGAAAAAGTGTTTATCTCTAATGATAATAGTAGTCAATCACAAGCTAAACAGGACTTATTTGGAAAATCTGAACCGATTGAAGTTGATGAATCAGAACTTCCTTTCTAGAAAGTTGGTTATATGTACACAGCAGAAGAGAAAGAGCAAATCATCGACATCGTGGATAAGATGAGCTTGCTTAAACAAGACTTTGACGGAGCTTTCACTTGGATCAAGGAAAACGTATCAATGCCATTTGACTTTGACGGGGAACAGCAATTTATATCAGACTTGAAGCAGTTAGTGAAAATTAATGCTTTGAAGCTTGGTAAAATATATGAAGGAGTGCTAAATTGACAACATTAAGAGAATTACACAAAAAACTTAAAATCAAACAAACGCTTGACAACTACGTACGCAACACAAATAAAAAATATAAATATAACTTTGTTCCTGATGAAATTCTTGGCGAGGGAATGGCTAAACTGATCGAGCTTAATACACAGGGTAAACTTGGACGACATGCACAGCAGATTGCTTATATCAATCATAACTTGAGCTTACAGCGACAAAAGGAGCAACTGGAACAAGCTAACGTTCGACTTGCTAAACGTGCTGAGAAAGCCCAAAAATTGCTTGACACGGAACTTTTGAAAGACAGCTACATCGAAACGCTGGAAATGTTTAGTAAATACCATTCAGCAAAACAATATACTATGTGGGACGACCTAGAAACTCCAACTAAAGTGATTGAGTTCATGGAAAAGAACGGTGTGAAGCAAGGGAAATGGCTACGTCCTGAAGGAGTTGACGCTTGGTTCAAAGAACGAATCATTTGGTTCAAGAATAAATTGAAAGAACAATAATATTAAGATTGAAACTTTAGGCTTTACAGCTTAGAGTTTTTTTATTATAATCAATATATAAAGTTAAGAAAGAGAGTTACAACAATGGAATTAATACAATGCGTAACCTGTGGGGCTTCAAGTATTACTAATGGTAAATGTGATTATTGCGGTAATCATTATGAAACGGAAACTATTTTTGAGGAGCAAAAAGAACAAGAAACAACTTATACAGAACTTAGGTTCCAAGAAACTAAAACAGGTAAACTGATACTAAAAATCATGATTTATACTTTAGTATCTATTATTTGGTTTGCTGTAACTGTATTTATCCCACCGCTGTTTATAATAACAATTATTTTATTAGTGGTCTATGGCACTTATCGCTTGATAAATAAAAAGAAATAGCTTATAATAAGGTATAGAATAAACTAGAAAGGTAACAATGGAAAGAAAATACTTTAACGACAAAAAATATTGCCATTGCTTCGATATTCCAACGAGTGACGGTTTAGGAGTTTGCAAAGATTGCAGAGGATATACAAATATCTGTTATAGTTGCGATCGCTGTCTACACTGCTGGTATACATCGCAGATTGAACTGTTTACCGAATATGATGAACCTAAATTACTGGAGCTTATAGAAAAATGGAATAAATTTCACCAAATTAGAAAGACAAAGAATTTTAATGCTTAGTTTAGACGAGAAGAAAATCAGAAAAGGCAAACCTATTGGGCTACCATATCAAGGAAGCAAGAAAAAGATAAGCAAGAAAATAGTTGAAATTATCAAACAGAACTTTGGCACAGACAGGCCGATTTATGACATCTTCGGAGGTGGTGGAGCAATTACAGCCGAATGTATTTTAAATGGCTTAGAAGTGCATTATAACGACTTAGATAAGGATATAACCAACGCATTTGAACGAGTTATCTCTCAAGACCGTGAATGGATTAAAACGCTAATTATTTCACGTGAGGAGTTCTTCGAGATTAAAGCGAAAGAAAACAAGACAACAGACGATTTTTTGAAGTTGCTAGTCAACTCTTTTGGGAATAAAAAGAGACATTATTTATATTCTAAAGAAATTTCAGATTTAAAATATAAACTAGCTAAAGAAATTATTGAAAAGCATGACGTTTTTAGTGGTTATAAACAAACAGAAACATATAAGAAAGTTACTTCTGGGTCAGAATGGGATTGGTTTAATGCTAAGACAGAAATACATAAACAACTTGAACAACTTCCGCGACTTCAACATTTTGACAGACTTCAAAAAGTAAATAAAATAAAAGCAACGAATAAAAGTTATCATGATTTTAGCGAAGTTTATGGAGCTATATTATATCTTGATCCACCTTATGAAGGAACCAACCAAGATAGTTATATAAATTCATTTGATAGCCAAGAATTTTACGACTGGGCATTTGAAATGGCCAAAACTAATATTGTGATAATTTCTAGTTATTCAATTTCTGACGAACGTTTTGAAGTTGTATATTCTTTTGATAAAGCACATAGAACTATCCAAGGTGGAACAAGAAATGATAAATGTGAGAAATTATTTATGATTAAAAATGGTTAATGTTTGACAAAGGAAAAGTAATTTGATAGAATGTAATTATGAAAGAGGTACAGAGATGACAACCGAAGAAATAGTGCAAAACTATCAAGAGCAATTGCAATTTGTAAGCAAATACCCTAATGTTATGGAAAAATACAGACAATCAAATTAAGGAGAACAAAATGGAAGAATATGATGTAAATGTAAGAGTGGAGCTATTCGATATAGTAAAAGCTCATAACGAAGACGAAGCGGTTAAAATTGTGGAAGAAAAACTTTTGAAAGACCAGTCATTGTTAATGGACAACTTAGAGTTCGAGGTAAATGAAGCATGAAAGATACAGTAAAAACTTTAATGATAGTTGTAGGTGTCAGCTTTGCGTTTATAGCTGTTGCATGGCTGGCTATGATTGCAATTTTGAGTATTGCATGGCTTGGAGGAATTATCTAATGAATTTTAAAAAGAATAGGCACTATACTAATGAATACGGTGTGGAACTTAACGAATACTTGAAACATAATTTTAACTACGAAGAGCTTGCAGGTTGGTATACAATGCAGGTATTGAAGTATCTAGTGAGAGCTGGTAAGAAAGATGGTGAAAGCTACGACAAAGACTATAACAAGGCTCTAGACTATGCAAACGAACTTGCTAACTTAAGTAACGAGAACAAACTCACATACTACACTACTGAAGATATTATAGGCTTTGCACAAGATATAGCAGATGATTTTAAACAATGGAAAGGCGAAGAAGATGAGTTATTTTATATCTGTATTCCAGAGCCTGATGACGTTAATGGTTGGCTGGCTAAAGGTGGAGGACTTGGTTTTTTCTCCGATTTTCCTAAGGGCAAACGTTATAAATGGACACAAGAAGAAATTGATAAACATGAAGTAGCTAAACACCTAGAATACTTTAAAAAGAAAGTAGAAAAATAAAAGTTAGAACAAAGTTAACTCTTGACAAATGTAAAGTAATTTGATATCATAGTTTTATAGAAAAGGAGGTTAAATAACGGAAATGCAAAAAGCTATAAAGGTCGTAGCTTATAACCCTACAACGGAAGAAGAACTACACTTTAGTTGTAAGGCTCAATGTGCTAAGTATTTCGGACTTAAAGCTAATACAGTCATCAGGTGGCTTGATAACGGCATGCCTGTAATTGAACTGCTAACAGACCTAGATAGAAATCGAGTAGAAATTGAAAAACAAAGTAAGCTAAATGGCTTTGAATTATTTACGATAAATGAATGGAGTGTTTTTGATAATTAATTACGAAGACACGGAAATAGAAAGTTTTGGTGAAAAAAATGAAATTATTTAACAGAAAACCTAAGGATAAAATTAAAGTAGCAACAGCATTTACATTAAAAGGATTAACAAAACAAGTAATTCAATTAGAACAAAAAGGGTTTATTAAACAAGGAGAGATCCAAAGTGCTACGTTTGACGGAACTACTATGGCTTATAAGCAAGCAATGATTAAGAAAGCTAGTGAATAATATGTGCAAGAAGCGTAAATACACAAAAATGGGCGCTTTATATTCAATAGTAAGTGCCCAACATGCTAAAAAGAGCAAGAAAAACAAAAATGATAAAATACCGGTTAGGGCTTATTACTGTAAGTGGTGCAATTTATATCACTTATCAAGTCAACAAAGACTAAACATAAAGACAGGAGTAATTGGATAATGAAAGATGAATTTACATACTACACAGTATCTTGGATATTGGAAAAAGAAATTAAATCACGTAAGTTTTATAATAAAAAAGAGGCTTTAAAATGGAATGAATTGCTTCCAGAAGAACAAAGACAAGAAGTTAAAAAGCATACAGAAATAATTGAGGTTATAGCATAATGACAAATGAAGAAGTATACGAAAGAATCACTTGCGTACTAGAAGAGCAAGGTATCGCAATGAACCAATTTGAGTCAAAAGTTAAAGCTGAAACAGGTAAATATCCTAACCTAAGAATAACTAAATCACGTTTAAGTTTACCGAATACCGTAGCATTCCCTTATCTTACTATGTTTTTCAATGATGATGAAATGCACGAGCTTACACTTAAAAAGATGAATAATTCAGGAACAGACGGAGAAGCCATGGACTTGCTAGATGAGTTATTATATAGCCTAAAGCCAAGTAAAGAGTATCTATACAAACAACGGTTGAAGCGCAAAATGCAAAGGGAGGCAATGAGATAATATTGCACGAATACACAAGTAAAATAAATAGGTCAAAATATCCACGATCAACAGCACGAAAGATTGCCAATGACTTGAATAATAAAGACCCTTTCAATAATTATCTAATCACATTTGAGTTAGGTTCTAAACGGTATATTATTGAAAAAATTGAAATTATAGGAATGAATAAATGAAGAGATTTTACGTAGAAGAAGATGACAATGGCAAAGAGATCAAGCGAAAACTAACAACTTTTGCTAATGATGATTTAACACAGCTTTCAGATGATGAGCTAGAAACATTATATTATGAGTCATCTGCTCAATTTTTAGCTAAAGCAATGCACTTCATGAAGATTGAGAACGAACTATTTTCAAGAAAGAGTGTAATTGTAAGTGATGAAATTCTAATAAATGCTGGCAATAATATTATTGAAGCTGTTAATCAGGTGAGCAATTGAACCATGAAATAGAGCAAATATATAAAAATATTAAACAAAAAAATAGAAAGTAGGATATCTTCATTTACAAAAGAAAAACAGCTATAAAGCTGTCTTTTTTTATTTTGAAGTGTTATCTTTTCCAAACTCATCATCTAATTCTTTTTGATAAACTACGTCAGTGATATCTGCTGTCTTTTGGAACGTTTTTAGTAAGCGCGCAGTTTTAACCCAGCGAATAGTTACACCGTCCGAAACATAAGCACGTTTAGTATCCACAGTATTAAATAAAATCATTTTCTTTTTTCCTTTTCCTTCGTTTGAGGCATTGCCATTAGATTGCCCTGTAAGACGTTTATTAAGTTCTGCGATAAAGTATGAGCGACAACTTTCTACCGTTCCGCCATGAGCTTCTACGGAACGTCTAGGGCAACTTGTACTTGATAACTCTTGATGTAGCTTCACAGTATCATGATTAGGAGTCAGTCCCCACTGTTTCATATACTTAGCTACGTCATCTAGTACCGCTTGTTCATTTCTCAAGAACTGGGTTAAATCGCCCTCTGATTGGCACACTTCCCAACTTGCATAATTTGCATTACCGTATGAGTTAGCACAATGCCAAGCCATATTTGAGAAGTCAGAAGCCTGTAATCGTCCGTCAGAAGCAACGTAGACATGAGCAAAGCCATTTGCTGGATCGTGATTAGGTAACCAGCTATTATAAAAACTAGTGTTAGCCCCATTTGAACCTGCGTCATTGTGAATTACAACCCCAGTAGGGTTATGACCGCGAACGCCAGCGTTAGTTATATTCATTCTTTTTTGTCCTCCGTTTGCTCTTCTTCAGCTTCAGGGATACTTACACCATTCTTTTTAATAAGTTTAACTAAACCGTCGAACATAGGGCTGATTTTTGCAATCAAATAAATAAATTGACCTACAAAGTATAGCAAACCTACATTAATCACTGTTTTAGCGATATCAGAAGTTGAGGGTGTTTGTGTAAAGTAGAAGACTGCGTATAAAACCCACAGTGAGAAAATCACTGTTAAATCAATTACGAGTCTGCGCTCGAAAGGAGGGTTCATTGCTTCTCTGTCTTTCACCCATGTAGCGAAAAGAATCGCTAAAATTAAGACAGTTATTAAAATCATTCTAGTTACCATTTTATGTTTTCTTTCTATTTTTATGCTGGGAATGAATCATCAGTGAAATATGTTACTGTTGCCCTGAAATTATTTCTTATTGGAACAGTATTTCCGCCATAAGTAATTGTTCCGTCAGAACTCAAATCAAAGAACGCATATGACTGACCTTGGCACGTTACTTGGCAAGGGTATTGTGAACGTGGTCTAAAACCTTCAGGAATCTTTTCGTTCATCACTTTTCCTTGAGGAATTGCCCCAGCAATATTTGCCCCATAAATACTTAAAGTAATTGCCTCTCCGATACGTTCAGCTGTTGCATTTATCCCATAGCCCATAGGGAAAGATTTTGTTGCGACTTTTCTAGTTAGAGTTCCGTCAATTCTTGCGTTACCGCTTAGTGTTACTTCATCTAAACTTGTTACTTGTTTCGGTTTTTCGGCTTTTATGACTCCTGTTCCGCTGGTTGTCCTAATATCTATCAAAACTTTCAGTACACCAGAACTATTATTTATATCGGTTCTGTTGCTATTGTTTAAGGTTTCAGCTGATAAACTTACAGGACTAGTGGTTTGAGTTAAGTCAATATTTGCATGGATATAATTGACAGAATCAGCCTTTAGAGCTATCGTCTCATTCACTAGTTCAAAATATCTTCCTCCTGCTACAATGGAAGTGTTGATATATTGTACGTTTAGAGCTGTGTTTACTGGCTCATCCCAGTCTTTGCGCCTGATAGTCCCATAGTCCATTCCTGTCAACATCATATATAGCTTTCCGTCATTATTTGAACCGACTGGAAACTCTGTGCCATTTGGGCTGAAAAATGTGAAGTTTTTAATTGTCATTTTTTGACCTTTCTTGAAATTATCTTTGCTTTATCCAAAACCGGGTTATCAGTAATTGATAGCTCTAATAATCTAAATTTTCTACCGCCATAAGGGTAACCGCCAATTGATACAAATTGACCGACTTCATACAAGAGCGTAGTTTCAATTCTAAGCGAGTTTTTGCTATTATAGTATACTTTACCATTCAATAACTCTAAGTGGTCTTTGCGAAGTTCTCTGTACCCTGTGAAGCTATCTATTCTATATTCGTCTCCGTAAGTAGCTACATACTCATATAACATTCGGTTTGTCCCCACTTTCTACAAAGATAAGTCTATCATTGAACTCTGTTTTAACTCTGTCTGCTATGTAACCTGAATACAGTTTACCCTCGTACCAAATATCAACCAAGTCATTAACATACAAAGGCAATAGTTCGTTTTGATTAAAGATTAACCTTGTGACGATTGTGGAGGGAGAAATTTCAGCCTTAATAGTAGACATGTCAGGAGGGTTCCCGTGTTCATCTCTATCATAAAACAATGTTTTAACTGTTCTTACATCTGGCAAGTCTGTTCCGTCTCCATGATAAGTGCTATAATCAATGACATCGCCGTTATTTTTTGCTGTGTACATTTTAGGAGGATCTTTATAGTCGTCTGCTTCCTTATTTTTGATAAACACAACAGCGAAATTATAAGCTGAACGTTCTACTATTGTTTCGGTTTCTACTGCTACACTTTGCTTAATGTCTACCCTTGTCGTGATTCTACGTCTATTCCAGTTCCTGGAAGCGAAGTTAATAAATAACAAATTCCTGGGGTCTGTTTCAGATGAAGCATGTTGAATAGTTGTAGTGGGTTGAAATTGAACTTTGGAAAATATCCTCTTAGCTACGTCATGAGCTGATGAAGTTTCCGCTTTTCGGTTAATTGTAGCCTTCCCAGCGAAAATACTTGAATTAAAGAAATAACCATAACTCATTAACTCATTCTTATTAGGGTCAATCAAATAGTCGATGATAGCGGAGTTTGTCGTTTTAGTTATTGCATTCGGAACATCTAGGCTTTCAATCATTGCCCAAAAATAGTTCTTTAATGTGACTTTATTGCTTTCATCTACACTCGTAACAAGATAGACCATGTCTAAGTTTAGCTTTTTCTTTTGACCTAGAGCTTCCTCGACTGGAACAACTTCAGGAAAAAGAATTTGAACAATATCCCCAACTTCTACCGAAACGGTCAACGTAGCTGATGAAGTATAAAGATAACCCGTTTCCCACAATTCATAGTCAATAACTTGACATCTTGCCTTTGGTATTGGTAGACCTCTTTTGTCTTTTTTACCATTAGGAAGAGTAAAATCAGATATATTATAATAGTTAGGGTTAAAGTTATCATAAACATTAGCTTCTAACATTAAACGAAGTCCGCCTTTCTCTTGATTTTAAACTCTGCCTTAGTTAAATTGATTAACTCCATTTGACCGTGTTTAATTATACGTGTTCTGTATCGTTCAAAGTCCATTACAGGGAACAAATTTAATGAAGTCGTTCCGTTCCAGCCTTGATAAATTTCATCATTTACATCTGTATTGATTAAAATATAATCCTGTACCTGTTCCGTCTTAAACACAATTGCAGTATATTCATTCCCAATATCGTCTAAAAACCTAATTCCAGCAGGTGTTTTAGGTAGATGTGGATATAGTACGCCTACAAAACTAAATATTTCATCTTTTATATCCCAGCGGCTCAAACGTTCTATATTTGTTTCTCCATAATAAGTGTAAGAAATTCCTTCGACATACTTATAGTTTCCTGGTGCTGTTCCACCATAAATTTTAGATTTACCAGCGATGACTTTACCGTTTTGAATTTTTTCAAAAGTTAAATTTTCGTAGGTATACCATTTTGTAACTATATCAAAAGTTATTTTTTCGCTAAAAGTTCCGTTCTTACCGTAACCCTCTGTCTTTGTGACATCTGCTAAAGCTAAATCAGCATACACCTGAAAAATCTCTGTTTGATATTCAAATGTAACGAATCTTTTGCTAAGAATATCGTTTACGAAGTCTTTCATTAATTGATAATTTTCTTCTAAACTTTCGCCAAACGTCTCTAATTTGAACTCTATTTGTGGTTGAGTAATTGAGCGTGTTCCCATTACTCCAATACCGTTACTTTGCCAGATGTTATTAGTTGATTGTAACCCTAAATTAGAGGGCTGGTAAAGTCTAACTTTTCCATTTGTGACGTCCCAAACTTTATCATCTGTTCCGTCTAAGTTGGTATGTATTTTATACTGCCTTACCATTAGGCCCTCCCTAGTTCAAATTCTCGTCTGATTGCTCGTGCTAAGTTAGAAACATCTTGACCAGCACCGCCTTGCACGTTAAATGTGTTATATGTTCTATTGTCGCTTGATACGCTGTTCGTACTCAAACCGTAACCGCTAGAAGATAAATTGACATCTGTTAAACCTACTACCATTGAACCTTTGAACAGTCCGCCAAGTTTACCAGCGATACCATTAATAGTTCCTGATATATTGTTGATTGTATTTGTTACACCACCAAGAACGCTGTCTATCGTGTTCTTGATTCCTCCAAATATATCACTAAAGAAGCCGCCAATACCATTAAATGCATTTTTTATTGAGTTGTAAGCATTAGAAGCAAAATTTCCAAAAGCGCTGAACACTCCGCTAACTGCATTTTTAGCACCGTCAAATACTCCACCAAAGAAGTTACCGACTCCGCTAAATACATTTTTTATTGAGTCCCAAGCATTTGAAGCAAAGCCACCAAAGGCGCTGAACACTCCACTAACTACACCACGAACAGCGTTGAATATTCCACTAAAGAAACCTGAAACTACACTCCATGTTGAGCGAACTACTCCCCAAGCACTAGAAGCAAAACTTCCGATTGCGCTAAATACTGATGAAACTACTGAACTAACAGCATTAAATATTCCACCAAACCAAGCTGGCAGGCCTCCCCATACACCAATGACTAATTTGTAAGCACCGCGAATAATAGCCAAGATAAGTTGAAAAGCTACATTAATAATTGATCCTATTAGGTTAAATATAGATTGATAAAAACTAATTAATGGTTGGAAAGTTGTGACGAACCAGTCATAAGCACCTGTTACTGCACTAGCTATTGTAGCGAAAACATTAGTTACAATCGTCACTATTCCATTCCATAAGCCACTAAAAAAATCTGTTATTCCGTTCCATATGGTTTTTGTACCCTCGACTGTGGAAGTCCATAACTCACTAAACCAAGTACCTAAACCAGTAAAGAACTGTTTAATAGCTTCAATTGACTGCGATAAGAAGTCTACAAAACTCTGCCACACTTTTTTCCCTGTTTCGGTTTGAGTAAAGAAGTAAACCAAACCAGCAACAATGGCTGCGATTGCTATGCCAAGAGCTACGAATGGATTTATAGCCATTACAGCATTGAAAGCACCTTGTATAGCTGTTCCAATTTTAACTATGTTATTATAAAGTTCAATCGCCTTAACAATTCCATTAATGACTTTTAAGGCTACGAATGCACCAGCCAAAGCAAATAAAGTTCCTTTTAAGACTGACGTAGCAGTTTTACTTTCACTAACTTTTTTCAAAAAATCAGCTATTTTTTTCGTTATTTCTGACAGTTTACCAGCAAATACAGCTATGCTCTTTGCTACGTTATCTATACTTGTTGCACTTTTTGTTGTTTCTGTATTTATTCCAAGAAATGAATTTATGACGTTTCCTATAATAGAAACTATGGAACCAAATGCGCTTTTTATGTTATCCCAAGCCTCTAAAAACGCTAAAGCGGCTCCGTTTTCTTGAAGTTTTTTAAACAAGTCTTGAAAATGCTTAATAACATTTGTTATAGCTTTACCAGCACTTTCGCCCCAACCGCTCATTTTATCAATTAAACCACTAATAATAGGAGTTAAAGCATCAAGTGTAGGAAGTAATGCTAGTGATAATGTTTCATTGAAACTATCCCAAGCGTCACCAATAGTAGTTACTCCTCCACCACCTGCTTTACCAAGTTTCTGCATAGCCTTATCCAGCATTTCAACCGATATAGCACCTTTTTCACTAGCGGAAGCAAACGAACCATACTGTTTTAACGCTGGGTTCATTTCCATAACAGTCGATTTAAGCGCTGAGCCAAGAGCTGTGTTATTATCTGTCAACTGATTGATGTTTTCGGCTGTGACTTTACCACTTGCTGACATTTGACCGTAAGCCTGAACGACACCTTTTAATTGTTCGCCAGTACCACCAAATGCTTGGTTAGCTTTTACTAGTGCTTCTGTTTTACTAACCGCTTTTTTAGCAGTATCGCCTAAACCAATGAACGTTGTCGAAAGTTTAATAGTATCTTCAGTATTTGCATTTGTATCTTTAGCAAGATTCTGCATAGATTTGCTTACATAATCAAACTCTTGACCAATGCCTTTGAACTTCATTGTATTTTGCAATGAAATCATGGCTTTTTGAGTATCCATTGCGTCAGATACCCAGCCTCTTAAGCCACTACCGATAGCAATAACAGCACTTGCACCAATTTGTCTGAATGCACCAACCGCAATTTCTCTAAGACCGCTAAAGCGTGACTTCATTCCGTCAATTCCGCTATTAACGTCCTTAGTATCCATTTTGGCTTCGATGTTCCAAGAGCCTGAACTAATAGCGCCCTCGACTTGCTTAATTTCGCCCTCTAGCCTGTTAGCTTGTGTTTCTGCTGCTCCTAAATCTCTAGTAAGTTGTAGCCATTTCTTTTGACCTGCTGACGTACCTTTGTCAACCGTAGAAAGTTCTTCTTTTAATTTTGCTGCTTTGTCACGTGATAAGCCCAACTGCGTTTGTAAGTTCTTTTGCAATTGCGCCATTTTATCGGTATTTGTGGGGTCAAGTTTTAGAGCGTCTCTTAAGTTTTTAGCTTCTCCTCTAAGCCCCGACATTGCGGTATTAACGCCTTTAAGTGAGTTCTCGAACTTCGTGGTATTACCGTATATCTCGACCTCAAACGTTGCATTACTTGCCATTACATACCCTTTCTTTTACGCCTTTTCTCTTTTTCTTTTTCTTCTTTCTTCTTCTCTGCAATAAGTTCAATTAATTTATAAACAAGTTCTAGTTCCATTTCCATGAACTGTGTTATATCAATTTCGTTATTGCCTAAAACAGTCAAAAGTTCTAGAGTTTTATTTTCCTTTACAGTATCTTTCTTTTTCTTAATCAATGAACTAGAAGAAAAGAAGACCATTTCGTCTTCCGTTTCCTCTTTTTCTTTAATAAAAACAGTTTTACAGAAGATATTGATTAACTCGTTAGTCGTAGGAAGCTCTGTTTTATCGTCTAAGGCGTTTTGCATTCCTCCGTTACAATCTACCCAAAGTATCAACAACTTGTCTGTAAAGCTCTCCATTCGCTCTGTAAAGTCATCAGGAATATATCCAGCGACAAAAGAATTTTGTAAGTCTGCAAAGTCTTTTAAATCTGTAATAAAGTCCGAACCGGTTAGTTCTAAGTATCTAATTGCATGTTTTAAAATCATTTACAGCCCTCTCAGCTCATTAAATTTCTTTCTGCCATAATTCGACAAGTTCTTTAAGTCCTTTACCGTCAGTATCGAACTCAAAGCTAGAACGAAAGTCTGCAAAGTCGCTTTTTGCTTTTACAATGTTATCTTGAAAAAGAGCCAAGTATAGACCATATTGAACGAATTCCATTACATCGGTAATTTCTCCGTCTTCTTTTTTAAGCTCTGTATCCATTGCCTTTTGTTGTTGGAAAAGGTCTTTCCCAGTAATCATTTTAAATTTACGTGCTGTGCTTAATTGTTTTGCCATTTTTTTGTATATATTCCTTTACTTATTTAATTTTTAGTCTTATGAATGGTCAGTTACTGTAAACCCTGAGGTAACATCTTTATAACCGTCAGCGGAGGACGTTACGAGATAGACACCGGGCGCAAGTTTCCCATTTGTTGCTTCTTTTCCATGTGCGTCTCTAATTACTGATGTTACTTTTACAGTTCCACCCTTAGAGTCTTTCAAAGTGGCAGGCACTACGATTGTTCCGTCATTATTACCCTTTGTAGCAGTAGTTACATTAGGAATAACTGGAGCAACTAATGTAACAGCACCAGCCAATTCCGTGTCAGGTTGCATGATGAATAAGCCTGCTTCCATTTTCTTAGCGAAGTCTTTTGCTTGTTCTCCCCAAATTTCATATTCAATAGCAGGTACTTTTTTATCGCCATTCAAATAAATATCTGACTCGGTCGCTTGTACTTTCAAAGTCCATTGGATAGGGTCTACGCCGTCTACTGAATCTGTTTCTGATTCTTTTGTTGCTTCTGCTGTTGGTCTCAAATTTGGATAAACGACTACACGGTAACCGTCAATAAATTCTCCTGTAACTTTATCACGCTTGCGACCTTTAATAAGGTACTGAACACATTTCGCTTTCCAATTACCAGTAGGAGACCAACCCAAGCCATTCGCTGTTCTTTGTTGACCTAAAATATCTTCTTTAAGTGCTTGGTCTGTTTGAATAAATACCATTTCGCCTTGAAGCAAGGTAGCACCTTTTTTTACTCCATGGTCTGGCACGTCATCAGCAGGATAGCTGTTTGTCTCCGCTTGGTCTTCCATTTCGCCAACTGATACTAAACCAGTTACGATTTTATGGTTAGTGAACTCTGGTTTTCCGTTGCTTCCCTTAGTCATATCAGCTACGACTAGAGCTTCATTACCAAAGAAAATCTCACGTGAGTTATAATCTAATTTCATTTTTTATTTCCCTTTTTATTTTTTTATGCAGTACGTTTCCAATAATATATTGTTGTTGAACCGATTACTGCTGAACCGATATTTTCCCATTTGCCTGTGGAATATCCTGATGATGAACTTGAAGTATTTGTGACTACTGAGCCAACTGGGTGTGCTTCAGCGCAATCTATACCTATAACCGCAGGCTTGAGTGAGCCTGTAACCCTATCAATTGACACTAACCCCATTGGTAGCCATTTGTAATCAGAATTTTTCTTATTTGGTTTAATGCTATTACTAAACCCCACATACTTCGGATAGTCATTTATTGTTACTTCGCTAGCTGATGGCATCCAAGGGGTGGCGGTTGAGCCTTTTTCTATTTTAACGGAATGAACATAAATGCTTGTTGATGTCTTGTCAACGTTGTGTAGATAGATAGCGACACTATGAACTTCTTTCGTAGCCACCCCAGTCAACTTGTAAAGCTTCCAATCATCAGTAGCATCGGCGCTAATTGCTCCATTAACACCGTCAATAGTAGAATAAACCCTACCATGTCCTTTTGCATAGAAACTAAGAGTAACTGTATCGCCAGGTTTAGGTCTTACTGACTGAATGATATTGGGTGAAGATCCACCTGCCCAAGCGTTAGGATCGTAATTAATTTTAAGAATCTTAGTAGGCGTTCCATCCGCTTCTAATATTTCTGTGCGATAAAATGTCCATCCAGCATAATCACGTGTATTATTCAACAGATTCAAATTAGGATAAACAGTCGTGAAACCGTCAGTACCGTCTGCGCTATTGGCATAGGCAATGGTATTTACAACTCCGTCATCTGTTGAAGTGCCTCCATTTGCAATTTGAAGTACACCCGTAACTCCAATATCAGTTGCATCAGCAGTCCCGTCAAAGTATTGAAATGATGAAGATTGAAGATTTACTCTGAGTTTTCTAGGTGTTGCCAGTTTGAGTGCACTTACCGCGGTGCCATTAAGTGGTAAACTGTTCGCTTGTGCTTCGGTAGCCTTCGCCATTGCATTTTTGGCTTCACTTTCAGCTTGTTTTGCTGTTTCTTGAGCAGTTGCGACATTTTTATTTGTGATTGATAACTCTGATTGTTCAGCTTTTTCTGAAATAGAGATACCTTGTTTATCAACAGTAGCTTGTAAGTTATTTAAGTCTGTTTGATTAGCCTTTGCTGAAATGGTTGCCGAATGGTCATTTACAGTATGCTGTAAACTTTCTAAATCTGTTTGATTAGCCTTAGGGGAATAATCTCCATTACTCATCAGAGAAACGTTACTTGTTAAAGCCTTTACTGAATTTATTAGTTCGGCTACTTCTGATTCACTGGCGTTACTTGCGATTGCGTCTAATAGCGATTTTATAGTAACTAAATTTTCAGGACTAATACCAAATGCTTCTACTTCATTTTTTAGCTCTGTCATTGCGTTTTGTAAGCTCGTCATATCAGCTAAATTTGCTTTAAGCTCAACATTGCTCTTGTTTGATTCAGTTTGAGCATGTAAGTCATTCAACTCACTGCGCAACACTTGTGGCATATTTTCCAATAATAATTTTGTAAAATCATCAATCTTATTATTTACTTTTTGAGCTAAATTTGTAACTGTGGAATTATCTGATATAAATGTAAGACTTTTACTGACAATAACTTGCTCTTTGTCTTTATTGAGAAGTATTAAGTTCGCTTCAATAACTCCTGTCGCTGTCATCTCGGTAGGAATTACCAAAATAAATTCTCCCTTAGCTAAGTCCTTAGGAGGGATCATAACAAGACCAGAATTACTACTATTAGTGTATTGATATGTAAGTTTTAACGAATAACCAGTTAAGTCAATTTGAGCTCCATTATCAACTATTTTAATTAATAATGTTCTAGCATTGACATCGCCTTGCATTATTTGTATTGGTTGGGGGAAATCTTTATTAACTGTATCCCACAAAATCGTTCTATTTCTAAAATTATCTAAACTCATTAAAAAATACCATTATTGTTAATTTCAATCAAATGTAATTAAGCCACTTTCTACTTTTATAATTTCATTGAATTAGCATAATTAGCGCCTTTTTTCAATGTTGTTTTGACATCTTGCATACCTTTTTTTTCAACCAAGAAATACATACCATGATAACCACTAGTATAATTAGCCCTAGTACCTGCATTAACTACTATTTTATCGCCTTTTTTAACTTGTTTTAAGTTTCCTGCCAATTGACCAGTATTTTGATATCTAGCATAAGTATAGGTGTGACCGTGGCTTCTGATTAGTCTAGTCCTTCGGGCTGCAGCATTTGCCTTAGCTTTAAACTCTGCTTCAAACCAATCGCCCAAGCGTTCTGTTACTTTAGTTTGCATTTCTTTAGCTATGTTTGATGTATTAAGTAAATTCATTGCCATGGTTGACCACCCGCGCCACAAGGCAAATAAACACTTCCAGTATAATTGTACAAATGGCTGTTTTCTGACCAGTTCGTCATATTCCAACCGTCTCGTAAAACATCTCCGACTAGTCTGACAAGTTCATCGTCAACATCTTTAACAGACAAAACAACTTGATAATAGTAACCCATGACAAAGCTCGTATTATCCATTTTAAGCACCTTTGAGTCACTAAGTGACAAATATACCGTCTTGTCTTGTATCGTGTCCTTAACGCCTAAAATAACGTCATTTAGAGGCATTGTAAGTAAATTGTTATACCAATCTATGTAAGAATCAAATTCGCTCATAGTCCGTTACTCACGACTCCTTCTAAAATCATTTTGTTATTTTTAGGGTTTCTTTCCCATGTTGTACGCTTGAAAGTATCGCCTTTTTCGTCTAAGAAATAGTTGAAAATTAAGTCTTCCATTTCTCCGATTCCGTTAAGCTCGTATCTTACATTTTTACCTAGTCCAATCATAGAAAACTCATCAAGTCTTAACTGACTAATTCTCTGTTTAACTGCTGGTAAAACGATAGGCTTTATAACATTAGCTTCTGCACCGTTCTTCTTCTTAACAGTCGTTTCAACTTGCAATGTTACTTGTGAAAATATCATTAAATACCTCCATAATACATTAACTCTTGCAAAGAAGCCAAACGTTTCATTTCAGCATTTCGCCATTGTTCTGCTGGTTCATCAACAATATTAAGCCGACAATAACAAGAGATAAATTCTTTCACTAATACACTTGTTTCGTCAGCTTTAATACCATTTTTTTCTAGCAATTTAATAGCTATTGAACGGAATAAGATAAGTTTACTATCATAAGCTGTTACTAAAATCGGAATACCACAATAGACCTTGATATAATCTATCATTTACTTCCTCCGTTTTATTCTTATGCTACTGTAATTACTGCACCAGCGTTATAAGTTTCAACGTGTCCGCTTGTTAGTGTTTCAACCAAAATCATGTTGCTATTAGTTTTCCATTCAAATGCGTCAACTTTTGTAATGTCTTGCATATCGATATGATATTTTTGGTCTACTAATACAGTAGGTTTAACAGCCTTTGTACCTGTATAGACAATAATTTCATCTACTCCAACTTCTGAAGCAATTTCAGCGTCATCATTTTTAATACGAACGTTAGCATTTGCAGTCGCTTGACGTAACTCATCTAACAATGCTTTGCGATCTTCCGCTTTAAGAATCAAATAACGACGACCAGCAGTAGGACGAACAAAGTCAACCGCTTCTTCGATAGCGTCAGCAAATGGAGTTTTTCCAGCTGATTTAGCCTTTGTAGTAATCTTTTTGATTTTTTTGGCGTCTGCTTCTTTGTCGATTGATTTAAAACCGTTCGTTCCGTCACCCTCAACAAGAGCAAGGTCGACAATTTTGTTAACGATAGCTTGTGTAAGTTCTGCTACAATCAAGTTGTAAAGTTCAGAGTATGACATTTGAAGTCGTTTAACACGTTCAGCAAGTGATTGCAATTTATAAACCATTACAGGTTCAAGAGTGTCAATAGTGAGTGTAGCCGCCTGCTCTGTTTTTTGTTGTCCGTCTTTGTGAACTTGTGCTTCATCAACTGAATCAAATGAGCGTGATACAAGCAAAGCACCAACATTTGTAACACGGAAGACTTGGAATACTGGGTTAGCATTTAACAAAGTTGTGTTGATTGAGTCAACCAATTTACGTGGAAGCTCAAAAGTTTTGTCTGTTACAGTTACACCATTTTCAGCAAGTTTTGCATTCCAAGCGTTTTTAATTTCTGATTTTCCAGAGTTCTTTTTCAATACATCGAAAAATTCTGTTACAGCGTTTTGTGATTCAATAAAGTTTGTCATTTTAGCTTTTCCTTTTGGTTTTTCTTCCTGTGCGTTAAGTTCGTTCTCAATTTTGATAATTTCAATTGAATTTTCTGAAAGTGTTTTTTCTAATTCTTGTACTTTAGGCAAGTCTTCAATTGCGTTTTTTACTTCAAAGCCACTAATTTGAGATTTTAAAGATACGTTATTTTCTTTAAGTTCTGCCAAGCGATTTTGTTTTTCGATTAAATCAGGTTTATTCATATTTCTTTTTAATATCCTCAATTTCTTTCAAAGCGTTTCGGCTTTCAATAATTTTGTTACGTTCTTCTGTGAGTTCTTCGCCTAGCGCGTTTTGAATAAATTTTGCGTTAGGGTCTGCTGGTACTGAAACGAGAGAAATCTCTTTAAACAGTGCTTTATTTACGACTAGAGAATCATTTTCATTAAACTCATAATCCGTAATGTAATAGGCAATTGATAGTGAGTCAAAAGCGCCATTTTCAACAGCCTTATTAATGTTTGGTGCATTTTCGTAAAGCGTAAAGTCAGTCAGGTATTTATTAGAAGCCAAATCATAGTAAACTTTTGCGTCCCCGATGACTTCGCTAGATCCAGTACCATGTTCATATAGCAATGGATATCGTTCTCTAGCAAACTCAATACAGTTAGGAGTCAAGATAATACCATTAAGGTTCTCTACACCAACTTCTGACCCGATACCTTGGAACGACTTAGAGCCGTCCTCGTTTTCAGTCACTTTAATTTCAGCACTATTGGTTATTAGTTTCATCTGTGCTTGTTACGTCCTTTCTACTGCCTTGTAGGTCACTTAGATTTTTAACAGCAACTGCATTAAGGTTAGTTAGGTAAATATCTCCACCCTCGATTGGTTGCTCGCCCATTTTAACAAGAAGTTGATTCTGTGTAAAAATAGGAGCGTTAATATTTTCATGATACAAGTCAATTAATTCTTTCAAAGTTGCAAACTTGAATAGCTGATTATCTACGATTATGCGTTCATAATATAAATTATCCTTATTTATTCGTCTGCGGCTTGTTGAAATCAGTTTATAAGTCAGTTCCTTTTCAAGTTGAATCAGTAAAGGAATGATAGTAGAGTTGTAAAAATAAATTTGTTGTTCTTGCGTAGCAGTACCAAGCAAAATATTTTCATTCATAAAGTAACCTGTCAAAAGTTCAGATTTAATAAGGTCAATTTCATCTTTGTTTAAAACAGAATAATCTTTTTTAAGTTCTACAATTTCCGTCTTGTTATCAACTGGCGTCAAACCGTTGTAACTCGAACCTTCTTGCATATTCTTTATTGTTGTTAAGGCTTTTTCTCGATACTCCTGTGTATTATCAATGTCAAGAAAGGCGTTAATTTTCAACAAGCCACGCAATTTACCTTGTTCCAGCTTAGCTTGAATACTAGCTAGAGCATTATCTAAAATACTTGTGTCTTCATTGATATAAAAAGGACTGAAAAGCCTTACTAATTCTTCAGGTTTATATTCTTTTCCATCATTAGTAAGCAGTAAGTCTGCTAGATCGCCCGTTTCACGGTCAAATACAGGGTACAGGTCAACATAGCGCGTGCATAGCAACTTTTTAATTACTTTCTGCCAAAATTCCATGCTATTGTGTTCGCCCTTAGGGCTCCAATTGAGGACCTCATCTAAATCAGAACCTGCCCTACTAATCAAAGGATCAGAACCAGCCTCATCTTTTTTATATTTAACATGATTAAATTCTACTTTTGTTATTTCATTAGCAATTTTATTGTGAATATTAGTCACAAAGGCACTTGTATATTCTACCGCTTCGTTTTGCCACGCTGTGACTCTTTGAGTATCATTGTTTAGTTTTCCACGTGAAAATGATACCACTTTTCCGAATAAGTTCAATTTTTCCCCTTTCTACCATAAACTTACGCCTTTCCCTCGTTTATACTCGCCTGTTTTCTTGTTATGGCAAGACTTACAAAGGAGTTGTAGGTTATCAGGGTTTAGCGCTATTTTCCAATCATCAAGATTTTCCCAAGTTAGTTCTACAATATGGTCAACTTCGTACTTTTTGGCACCGAATGCACCACATCTTACGCAAGTCATCTTATCACGTTGTCTGACATAATCACGAACAGCCAACCATTCTTTTTTATTGTACCAGCCACTCTCTCTGACTGTGTCAACGTTATACTTCATCTGACACCGCCATTTCTAATGCCATTGTTAAAGCCACAGTAGGGTCAATTTTATCTTTTTCAAGTTTTTTAGTATACATGTAATCCCCACTTTGTCCGATTTTAACAGCAGTATTATTTAAAGCCCATTGCATGACTTTTTGATTATGGATAAGTTTATTTTCCACTAATTTAGATTTTAATAACTTAATATAGTCATTCATCGAGAAACCTTGTCGAATCGCTCTTTGGTTATCTCCGTCTTTATCGAAGAAATAACGCTCGATCAACCCTTTTAAAATCTCATATCGTGCTGGGTCATAACCGATTTTTCTAAGTCTGCACCCTGTCTTGGTTCTAAAGTCGTTGATATATGGTATTAAGTCATTTACATTAATGTATTCCGTATCAAGTAAGATTAGTTCACCTCTGTCAACGAATTCAGTCCATAACTCTTGTTGTTCTGTGTCCAGTTGCTCATATTGCGACCGTACAGAGAAAGTTAGCGTATGACTGTAAGTTTTACCCTCTAACTCGCAAACGAACGACACAGCGGTTAAATCGCCAATTAAGGATAGGTCAATTCCTACATAAGTTCTATTTTTATTAAATACAGATAAATTGAAGTCTGTTAGTTTAGTATCTTGCGGAGTGAAGTAGTAAGCTGTGTCCTGCATAGGCAAGCCCATATTAAACGCTAAGAACTTATTCTGTAACGCTGGGTCTCCTTGCGCGAGCTCATACTCCTCAATAACTCCTGACCACTTAGGGACATTACCAATAAGAGGCAATGCCATAGTCCAATTCTTCTTATCTTTAACCTGCTCATGACTTTCTAGCATGTAAAGTAAGCCGAACGACCTATCATTGTAAAATTCTTCTTCTGATTTGAAGCGTTCAACAAGTTTATCATATAAACCGTCTCGTTTAAGTCCACCAGAAGTAATGTAAATACTTTGCCAGTTATCTTGTTTTTGACGTGAACCTTTATTGACTGATTCTGTTATATCTTCGCCATAGGTATGAACTTCATCAAATATATTAAGGGAACTGTTACCACCTTGCGCCCTCAAAGTATCATTTGTTTGCTTTTTGAAAGTGGTTTTAAAAGAAGTAAACTCTAGCCCTTGTTTCGTACTCTTGAAAATCTTGTTTTCATTGTATACTCTTAATGTATCGCTTGCTTCCGTTTGATTCCGAACCTGGTCAAATACGTGTCTAGCCTGTGTGTTATCGTACGCAATAACTAAGCTCTCTCCACCATATTGTCCGCCTAAAATCATCCAGTTAAGCACTCTTGTAGCCATTAAACTTGACTTACCTGATCCACGACCTAAATTAAGGAAAATCTCATTAACTAGGTTGACCTGAACGCCTTTTTCATCAATCATATCATAGCCAAGCATTAACTCGTACCACCAGCGCTGTGTTGGAAGTAGCTCGATTTTCATCAGGTTACCAGTAGTCAAATAGAAGTTATCTTGTATCCATTCAATAGCTTGTGTAACACGGTCATAGCGATAAATATACTTATTATGAATACGTATTTGCTTCTGAATAGTCTTACGAATGTATTTATTAATAATAATGCCATTTTCTTTGTTGTATTCCAACATTTTATTTAAATAATACATTTATTCAAACCCTTTCGGTGCTTCAACTTCTGGTGTTTCGTACTTACTTAGCTTATAGTCGTCAAGTTCTTCGATTTTAGCTTTAAGGTCATTAGAGCTTGCTTCTTCCTGTTGTAATCTCCGCCATTCAGTAGGGTTATAAAGTTCAGGGTTTCCAGCCTTAGCAACCATCATTGCTACTAAGCTATCTTTATCCAGTTCTTTTTCTTTAACCTTTACTTTTTCAACGTTTCCGTCAGCGTCATATATTGTTTCTGTTTCTTTTAGCGTTCTGACTGTCAGTTTACTCGCTAAGGCACTTTCAGCTAGTTCTAATAGATTTCCCCTAGCAATGCTTTTAGCTTCGTTATACGCCTTTATATTGTCATCTCGCCACTTTCTAAAAGTTTTAGCAGAACAATGCAAACTGGTGTAGATTTCTCTGTCATTACAGCCTGATTCAATTTTATCAATGATTTGACTAAAAAGCGGTTCTTCATACATCTTAGGTAAAATTGTGGGCCTGCCACCGTTTTGTTTTTGCATATTGTCCTTTCTTTTAATGTGCTTATATCGTTTAAAGCCTATATTTTCGTTTCTAAGAGCAGCAATAACCTTTGCTTATAAGTTTACCAACTTGGGTAACTCTGCTCTCACAAGCCAAAATATGAGCATATAGCCCTATAATTAAGATTTAGTAAAGATTTTGCGAGATCTGGCGAGATCTGGCGAGATCTGGCGAGATTTTGCGGCAAAAAGCGCCTTTTTGATTTTTTGGGGGATTCGCAGCCGGGAGTCCTTTGTG